CGCCTCAGCAACCACGCTAACCCACTGGTCGTTCTTCCGGCCATAGACGACGCTATCGGAGGGGGCCTCCTCAACAACGTCACCGATTTCGGTCAGCTCATCGCCAACACTTTCTAGGTTGTCCGCGATGGCATTAAACTCAACCTGCAAGTCGGCGCCGTAGATGATCTTGTCGGGGTTGTCAGGCCCCAAAGTGTCCTTGACGCCAAAATTGGTTATCGGTTGGTATGCCATGCTCCCCCCTTAGTTTTGCTTAATATCAATAATAATCAGAGAGAACCCTATGCCGTTGACCTCAAGGTTGGGATCTACCCAGTTGTTACCGTCCAAAACCTTCGTCGTAAATGCAACGTAATTCGCCGTAAAGCCCGTCAGAGAGCATATTGCCGGCTGGCCTCCGCCGTTGCCGAGATACACAAACGGTGTGACCTGAACCGCATAGTGATTATCAAACTCCTCAACCTGATTGCCGAAGTAGACAAAGGTTTGGTTTCCCGTCTGCTCAACCCGATCGACGTTGTTTGAGTACATGATGTCAGTGCCGTTGTGCTTGACCGATACGGTGACCGCGCTGGTGGCTAGGTCGTCTCGTATGGCCTCAAATTCTTCAGACAGCTCGCTACCGCGTACTATCTTGGCGGAGTCGCCAGAGGGTAGAGAGTCCTTGCCTCGGTAGTTGTGAATTGGTGTATAAGCCATGAAGCTCTACTCCTCTATAAATTAGGAAATGGGACCCCCGTAGGGGCCCCTTTAGTGGGGTCGATTAACCCTTGACCCAGATTTGAACACCACACTCAGGCCGATATACATCGAAGCCGTAGAGCGTGTCAGCCGTCATCAAGTCGGCTAAGTACTCTTGCTTGTATTGCGTTTGGGTTCTCACGCCCATCTGCTCAGCCATCACAAGTGCGTCTGTGTGGAACAACAAGCAAGGCTTCTCGCCCGCTGCGTTAGCGGTCAGGTTGGTGCTGGTATAGATGTCTACACCGTAGAGCTCACCAATCTTGCCGTTGACAACGCCTCGGCCATTCACGAAGTCAGATGACACGTATCGGTCGATACCCATGATCTGGTTACGTGCTGAGGGTGGAATGACTAGCTTGCGGTTTTCCATGGGCACGTCAGCGTCGTCTAGCAGCTGAATAGCGTCACGGAATGCCTGATCACAGAACTCAAGCGCGTTGCCTTCAACGTGCGGGTCAGCAGACGAGCCGGGGTTTCCACCCAACGAGTCGATCTTGAAGTCCCAGCCGTTTGTTGCGGAGATCAGGTCAGAGTCAACCTTGCGCCCCAAGGCGTAGCCAGCGTCAGAGGTGTAGAATGACCGCAGCGAGCTTAGCGCCTGCTTCTCTACAATGTCCTCAATAAGCTTTGAGAATTCCCAGTGCTGGTCAATGGTGATGACCTTTTCGCCCTCAGTGTTGGCGATCAGAGTGACTTGCTTCTCTGCTACCTTGCTGTTGGCGTCCGAGCGAGTCGGCATTGGTACGTGGATAGTGTCGCCTTTCTTTCCCGACATTTTGATCGACTTCACCAGCGGCTTCATTACGATAGACTTCTCGTAAGCTGCAATGATTTCGTCAGACCAGATCGCTGGGATAAACGTCTTGGCGGTTGCTTTTGTTACTGCGGACCCTGTGGCCCATGCGGCGTCTAATGCCATGATAATACTCCTAAAAGGTTATGTTTAATCACGAACCCTACCTTCCTGATACGCTGCCATGATCTGAGGCTGCATAGCTTGGTACTGGTCGGGGTCGTTGTTCATTAAGCGGCGAATTTGGGCGCGGGAGAAAATCCTCCCTGACCTTTGGCCGTCCGGATTGGTGCGAGATGAGCCCGTGTTGGCACCCCTCAACGCGGTTTGACGAGCCTGCTGCGAAACGTTTTGACTCGTCTGTGCCGTTTGCTTGATCTGCTTAAAGGTAGAGAGCAATTCGTCGGCCGCTTGCACCGACATGCCTTGGTCTGCCTCCATATAAAGCCGTTGCCGTACCGGGCTAGCCTGTACCCACGCACCAAACTCTTGAGAGGTTAGAACCTCCTTGAGGTCGGCGTGCTTTGACTGAAGCTGCGCTACGCCTTGGGCCTTCTGCATTTCAACTGCCACGGCCTGAGCCTGCTGCAGAACCGGGTGGTTCTGGATCTGGCGATCCACCGCGCTTTTAGGGTCAACAAAGTAGTCAACCTCCTCGGGCGCGGGCTGCTGCTGCTGCTGTGATCTTACGGACGCTTGCACTAAGTCATCGAAGCCGCGTCGAAGCTCACCGATTTGGTTACCTTGGCGGCCAATGTGCCTCTCGGCCTCTTGGTGCATCTGCGCTATTTCTGCCGCAGACTTGCCTCGGTACTTCTCGGGTAGTTCTTGCTCCTGTGGCTCACCACTCTGGGCCTCCTGTGCGCTGACTTCGGGTTCTAGTGCCTCCACTACTCCGTCATCATTGACTAGGGATTCTCCCTCGCTGAGTGATACCTGTGTTTCTTCGTCCTCAATCCATGTTGCCATGTCATCCGCTCCTAGTAGGGTTCATCGGAATAAGTAATAAACGGCTCGGTTGAGCCGCAGTGATCCGGCCCCGAAACGGGGTTGCCGGGTTAGCTAGCCGTTGCTAGTGGCTAACGTATTCTTCTTGGCTGTCGTGATCCGCCTCAGCGGCCAGCACGGCGGCCTCGTAGTTTGAAACGACGCGCAGAGACTCCAAGCGACCCTTTGCGTGGAAAAACTCATCAGACGTCGAAGCGGCGTCGAGCGTTAGCGTCTCGATTAGGCCGTTGATCTCCTCAATAAAGTCCTTCCAGCCGTCGGTTAGGAACATATCTCTGGCGTCCTTAAATAGCTTTTCGGCGTCCATCAAGATGTTGGCTCCACTGACTTGTTGGCCACCTTGCGCTTGGGCTCGGTGCGCCCGTTGTTCTTTGCCTCAAGGGCGTCAACGCGCTGGTATAGCTCCTTCAGTAGGTTGTTGACCTGCGTCAGTGCCTCGTCTAGCTGTCTGGTTGTTACGTTCATTCCGGAGCCCCTCCTGTTGTGGGCGGCGCTGGCTGCTGAGGCGCCTGCTGTTGCTGCTGTTGAGCTTGTTGCTGCTGTGCCTGCTGAGCCTGCTGCTGGGCCTGCTCCTGCGCCCGCTGCATGGCTGCGCGGCGCTCCTCAAGCTCTACGGCAAGCCGCTCCTCCTCCATAAGCATGCGACCAAGCTCAATCTTGTCCCTGAAGCCGGTATCGACCTTCCCGTCCTTATCAATGTCGCTGTACTTGAGATAAGTCTCTTTTGGCAGTACATCGGCCTCAACACTGTATTTCTTGGCCCTAGACTGCGACTCCTGCGCCTGAGCGTTGAGGAGCTGAGATTGAGCCTGCTGGAGGGCCATTTGGGCCTGCTGAGCCTGCTGCTGGGCCTGCTGAGCCTCTGGATTAGGCTGGCTGGCTTGGTCAATAGTGGCGATGATTTCGTCCCTAGAGCCGACGTTTAGGTGCTCAATAATGGCCTTAACGATGGCCCCGTGGGCCGGTGTGCCGGGTTGCTGGGTCTGTAGGACCTGAGCGAGCTGCCCGACCTCATATTCACGCGCCACAACCCCTAGGGAGCTGATAACGCTGAATTTGTAGTCTTTAACTGGGTAACTCTCGGGATCAAACTGCATATACCGGCACGCAGCCTTCTTAATCATGGGTTTGAGGAACTTATCTTGGAAATTGACCAGAGTTCGCTTCTGACGCTTGATAACGGCGCCTAAAGACATAGCCACACCGCTTGCTGTGGCCTCTGTGCCCGGATTTTGGGCCATTTGAGCCCCATCAACGGCCCCTGTGGCCTGCTGGACCATGGTTTGCAGCTGCTGGGACTGTGTAAACGTGATTTGATTAAGCTGACCGAAGCTAAACGGCATAATTGCCTGCTTTGGGTCGCCATTTGTTAGAATCATGCGCCCCGGACGCACCTCCATCTTGCTGCCCCGGGGTATTCGCGTCGAATCTACCGCCATCATGGGGTGTGTAGTCAGCGCGAGCGCATCAATCCGGGCGCGTAGCTCCGCGTCGAGGGCCTTTTGCGCGCTGTAGCCCTTCTCGCAGACACCACGGCCCCAGAATCGCCCGGGAACGATGTCCCAGCCAAAGCCAACCACCGGCCGGTCTTGGGTCATATAGGGGTTAACGGAGGCTTTAAGTACCGTACCGCCGTTTGCGACGATAACCACCGCCTCCTGATAGGCTGAGTCGGTCTTTAATTCCAGCTCGTCGACGCCTTGGTCGAGGAGCATATCTCTAGGGACCAGCCCGTAGTATCTCAAGACCTTCACACGGTCGGTGGGTTGGTCGATAATGGTTAAATCCGCCTCGAGGTCCCTGTCGGACGGGTCGGTCTGGATCATAACGTCTCGATACACTCCTTGCTCTTGCAGGATCTCTACCTTGTGCAGGGGTACAAACTCCTCAATGGCGACGCCCAGTGCGTCGTCGATGGACGTCGCGCTGGGGTCGATCAAAAAGTTGCGTGGCTGGACAGGGATGAGCTTTACAAGGGGTCGCTGCTTCTGCGTTACCCCAAACTCTTGGTGTACTTCATCAAGCTGCTGCGTGGACGGCACCAGCTCTGTGTGATCCTCGACAACCATTTCCGCAATGCCCGTTCCGTAGACGGCGGCGTTAATCAGTACCTCACCAAGGGCGGGGCGGATTTGTGCGAGATCAAAGTCCTCGTGTAGCTTGTCGCGGAGGAAGGCAACGTCAGCTGGATCTTGATCCTGTACGTCGTCCTTCATATCGAAAAGCTTATCGCCTTGGAAGGTGGCAGCTTCAATTTCCGCGACAGATGATTCCACGGCCTGCTGCAGGGCGGGGGCAATCAGACGGCAGCGCTCAGACTCGCGTGTGCGGTCCTCAACGGCCCACTTGCCGCGCCACAGACGATAATACTCGTCGTGCAGCTGCTCATAGTTGCTCGAGTAGTGGTTGCGCCACTCGCGACACTGCGCGGCTACCCACTCGCCTAAATCTTGGCCAGAGGATAGGTGCTCAACGTCGTTTAGTTTTTCCTGAAACATAGGTTCCATAAATTAATATCCCATAGCGAGGTCTTCAGCCTCCCAGTCATCAATCACGATGTCTTTGTGGTATGACTTTTGATAGAGCTGGTCAATATATGCCAGAGAATCCAACATATCGTCATGGGCCAGTTTGCTAGGGAACATGATCGCCTCGTCGATGAAATCAGAGTTCCAATCGCCTTCCTTGAGGTGGATCATTCCGTGCTGACTCTTGCCCTGAAGGGCCCACAAAATACGATCTTGTTTCTTCTCGTTGTTGTGGCTGACTAGCTCGATGTGGAAGATGCGATTTTCTCGGCGCATCTGGTCTTGTAGTGGCTGCATAACTGCCTGCTGTGCGATACCTTTCTCAATGCCGACTGATACGGGTCTGTACTTGTCCACAGCTCTGAAAATCTGGTTCGCTGTCTCTCTAAGATCCCACTGACCTTTGATAATATCGGCAACGTACCAATGTCCGTCATCAGTAACGAAGGTGACCGCAATCGCTGTGCTATCTCGTCTCTTGTTTTTCTTAACGCCTTCATTTCGGAAGCCGGCAAGGTCACACGCAATGTACCAATCGCCGTCCCCTTTTGGTCCTTTCTTAACGATGTCGAAATCTTCAGCATTGAAATACTCCGATCCTTGGGCGTCAAAAGACGCCATGTATTCTTGGTTGAATGACCAGCGTGGCAGGGTCTGCTTTGCGTGGTCAATTTCCGATCTGGCAACGAAGGGATTGTCATAAGTTGTAAGGTGCCAACGCTCGTAGTCCTCCCACTCGCCGGCGCCCTCGTAGAGGTCATAG